TGCACCTCCTAATTTTTTAATTAAAGCGGTTGTACCGTCAATGATTCCACCATTTTTACCAAAATATTGATTTAGTGTTTCTACACCGGCACCTAAAAAAGCTTTTAAATCGGTAATATCAGTTTTAGACCCCATAGTTAGTTTAGTGCTAAAAGACTGTATATCATCAATACCTTCCGTTATTTTACCTACAGCACCACTTGATGAGCTTCCAGTATTAGTATTTCCACTAGAATCGTTAGCTTTAGCATTTGGATCAATATTAAGATAAAAGCTAAATTTATTAGCTAGAATTGCACCATCCGTTTTACCGAATTTTCTAACATAAACTTTTTCAAATTCGTCGGAACCTTTTCTAGCCGCTTTCGCTAATTCTATATCTGTTGAAGTCATACATATAAATAGATTAAGTTGTGGTTTCTAATTCAATTAAATAATTGATATAGTATCTTCGTATGTATATCGGCATAGACATAATGTCTCCGTATGAAAACCCTCGTTTTACTAAAAATAAAATCTCATCTAATTGTCCTTTCTTATACTCCGTAGAAAGGGCGAAAAAACTCCACCCCAAAGCCAATTTCTACATTGACAAGTTCTCCTGACGGGGCGGTTACTGATTTTACTAAATCTAAATTTGGTTTATGTTCTTTTACGAATTTTCTGAACTCTTGGGAATCTTTGATTGGCATCTGTTCAACAAAATTGTGGATATTCATCAAATCTCTATTACCAGCAATGGATTTAATCATCATTTCTAATTGTTTGGTAACAACTGGGGCAACACCAATACCGTTCCAACTCTCTTCAATTTTTTCAATTTCTTTAAGTTGTTTTTTTGTTAAAAATTTAAATGTAATATCAACATTTGATTTTGGAAAATGGAATTTGAATTCTCCCATTTCATCTGGAACTAATGTAAAGTCTTTAAATGTTATTTCACTTAAATCTACAACTCCAGTAAATTCTTCATCTGTTTTTGGGTCTCTTAAGTAAAAATTATATTCTGGACCAAATGATGTGTTTCTTAAAAATATAAGAATTGCACTCCTATCCTCATCCGCCAATTCTTCAATTGGTAGGTCTTTATCCAATATTTTTCTTTTCAACAATTCATCAATAACTGTGTTAGTTTTAAGTAAATTTTGAGAGGATAAAATATTTTCATCAGCCGCGGTTAAGTAAGCCACTCGAACTGATTTTTTCTTATTTGCGTAATGAATACCTTTAGAAGGAAGTTCAACTACGTCGTAAGCGATTGTTGGGTCTATTGCAAATTGTTCCATAGTCTTAAATTTACTTAATAACTATGTTAAAGTAAAGATTTAAAATAAAAAACCAACAACCCATTAGACAGATTTACTAATTCGGTTGTTGGTTTAATAATATTATGTAGAAAATGGTATTAGTATACTTGGATACATCTATCCATTCTCAATGTACATTGAATTGTTGCGATTGCATCGTTGTTGTAATCTAAATCACCGAAGTTTAAGTCAGTGATAAAGGTACCTTGAAGAATCCACTTTTCAACCACAACTCCTGTTGGGTCTAACATTTCAAGTTCGATATCTTTCTTATATCCAGCAGCATATCCCATTCTACCTGTTACTGATTCTGCGTGTAAACGGAACCATTCCATTAGAGCTTGTGATGCTGAAGGACCGATTGGGTCTTTAAAAGTAACTTGAAGAGCTTCCCAAGTAAATCTACCCGCAACGTAAGTTGAAGTGTTTAAGAAAGGAATCTCAACCGAGTTAATTTTTGCACTAGGTCTTTTAGCTGAAGTAACGTACCATTCGTTGATACCCAATGATGAAGGGAATCTAACAATGAATCGGTTAACTCTTTTCGGTTCGTAAGGAACCGGCATTTTCATTAGTAAATCTGCCATTTTGTATTTGTTAAGTTTTTAGTTTATCTTTTCTATAAATATAAGCCAAATGGAAAATAATCTTTTTTTGAATTTTTATTGTTGTAGGCTTGATTATGTCAATTATTTTTCGTAGTTTTTTACTAGACTAGTTTAATAAGTTCTAGAATAAATTACTTTTTAAATAAAATAATTAAAATATTATTAATAAATACTAGAATATCTAGTTCTAGAATACTAGTATAGGTAAAAAAATATAACTGTTATAAAAAATGGTTCCTTGTGGAACACATATTTTTAATAGAAAAGGGGTTCCATTTACGGGACCCCTTTCTTTTTTATATCTCCTTTTAGATTAGATATTCTCAAATGAAGCCCCTGTTGGGGTAATTATGAACTCTAAATCAATAAATTCAAGAGAACGTGTTGGTTTCACATAGATTTTACCTCTTAATGTGTTAGCATCGATGTCTTCAGGGTCATTAGAAACCGTTACACGGAATTCATATAAACCTCTTTCTTTCTTAATTGATTCAAGGATTGGGTTAACCAATCTTAAGAATTCATTTCTTACTTGTTCATCGTTTTGTTCGAACAATAATCTAACAGCCACCGCTGATATTAATTTTCTAGCTCTTAATAACAATCTTCTTACGTTGATTCTATCAAGTGCAGATTCTCTAACTTGTAATGTTTTGTTACCCCAGATAATTGTACCTGTATCAGAGAATGTAGCAATTGGGTTAATTCTGTTAGCATAAAGGTCATCTCTTTCATCTAAAGTTAATTTTTTAGACGCTTTGATTGCGTTTACTAGACCTCTTGAATAACCAGCCACTGCGAACCAAGGGTAAGATACGTTATCAGTTAAAGCAATGTTCTTAACAACCTCACCTGTTGGTGGAATGTATAATTGAGTTGCGTTATCTGTGTCTCTTACTTGAATCCAAGGCCAGTAAGTTGCTGAGTAGTTAGTGTCTAATCCCACAGTGTCGATATTACCAATCACATCTTCAACACTAGTCACGTTAGGCGAACCAATGATGTAAAGTGAATCTGCTCTCTCGTTTTCAACCATATCAATTGCTTGAGTAGTTAAAGAACTATGATCGTAGAAGTTAATACCTGGAGTTGCAAATACGTTAATATCAACAGCTTCAGGGTTTGCAAATGATTCAATGCCTTGTAAGTAAGCGTAATAATCAGAGTTTCCAACTGTACTACTGAATACCCCGTTGTTACTTGTGTGGCCACTTACATATGTGTTTTTACCAAATATGTATGCGTCTCCGTTAGTTCTAACGTCTCTGTAGATATCCCAACCATCTCTACCACCATATACCGCGAATGTAAATTTACGGAATGCAATGTTTTCTAACAATCCTTTGTCAGTACCTTCTAAATCGTATGGTGTACATTTAAATGATGTTCCGGTTACCGCAGCTGCGTTTGATGATAAGTGAAATCCAAATGATTCACCACTCGCATCTGCTCCTTTAAATTTCAATAAATCTTTATCAAATCCAACTTGTGAAGAGATACCCAAAGATACTTTTCTTACTTTGTCTCCGTTAGATAATACTGGAGTACCGTTTGATTCGTAATAAATTACATCTCCAGCTTGCAAATATTCTGTTTTATAAATTGAACTTCCCAAAGTTGCTCCAGAGAAAGCGTTATCGGTTAAGAAACCTTTAAAACCTGCAGGGAACGCATCTGTTGGGTGATTTGCGTCCATAACTAACATAATGTATTTTGAACGTAATTCAAATTCACCATCAGAAGTACCTACTTTTCTAGCAACATATCCTGGTAAGTCTGGGTTCATTGAACATCTTGTGAATTTTTCAAGAACCACCATATTCTCATCAGTATCGTTGAAATCTCTTACAATTAAATCAAACTCACCAGAGTCAACGTTAATGTTTTGAACCATTATTTTAACTTGGAAGTTAGCCATTTCACCGTCTGAAATTGTTTGAATTTGGAATAAATCCGAAACATTTCCACCTCTTACTTCAGATACAACTGTTGGAGATATTGTAGTATCCCAACCTTGTAAGAAGTTATTTCCGTCTAGGTTATATGCAATTGTTGAACTAATACCTCTAATTAAACCTTGTTGGTATGCGTATTTTAATAAATTAGGATACACTTCGTGAACATATACCGCGAAATCATCAATTGATTTATCAAATACATCTGTTCCCAATACTTTTGTAATGTATTTTGAAGATGTTGTATCTAATGAACAAGTGAATGACTTAGTACCACTATTTAAACCTACAGTTGTCAATGTAAATTCAGAAAATACGTTTGTATCTAAAGAACCACTATTTGAAATTGTAACTCCACTATTTGCAGTTACTTCGTGTGTTAATGTTTGACCAACATATCTACCTCTTGATCTCAACGCAGCAACTACGATGTTATCATAATCAGTGTTTAAAGATGCATCCCATAAGAATTTAGTACCTGTAAACGCAGTACCATTCCAAACAAAAAGATAAGAATAAACGTGAAGTATTGTTGAACCTGGATTGTGGAATACGTTGTACCACTCTTTATTGTTAAACGACTCATCTCTACTCGCGCCGTTTAATGGGGATGATACCTCAGTACCACTCAATGATGAAACGTTAGCGTCTGGAACAAGACCAATAACGAACCAATTTCCGGTTTGTCCTGTACCATATCCAGCAAAATTTTCTGTGATATAACTTGTTATTGATGTACCATCTACAGATGTCTTATTAGAAAGTTCAGCATAAACGGTACTTCCTGTAATACCTGTTAGGGATGGGTTTAAAGTGAATCCTGTTGATGTAGGGGTTTGAGTCTTATCAACGGTGATACCACCTAATGTCTTAATACCGAATGTTTTGTAAGGTTTGTATCCTGTAAGACCCAATACTCTTGTTACGAATAATTGGTTTGACTCTTGCAAGTACGACTTAGCTACATATGGTAATTCATATTTTGGGTTACCAACACCGTCTTTTGAAGGTGAAGTTGGTCCAAAGTATGTTTTGAATTCGTCGAAACTACTGATTAGAACTGGTTCGAAGGCTGGACCTTTTAAGGTTTCACCAACTAGACCAAGAGTTGTTACCCCGACGCTTTGAGCTACGAATGTTAAATCTTTCTCTGATGTGTAGACACCTGGAGAAACAAATACTCTGTTTGAATTTGCCATCGATTAATGTTTGGTTAATATTTTTATTACTTATTCTATAAATATCTTTGTTTTTAGCAAAGATTTCCGTACTTTATTTAAAAAGATAGTTATTTATCTTATTATATCTTTTAATATCTTATACAATGGAAAACACTCAAAAAAACGTCAAAATCAGTGATAAACACCACGAAATGTTAAAAAATTATTGTGATAAGAATGGTCTTAAAATTTACAAAGTATTGGAAAAATGGATTGAAGACTACTGTAAACCCAAAAAGAAAGACATATACGGTGACGATTAATATAGGTATGTTATACCTATTTTAGATCCTACCACTGGAGTTCCTTGTAATGTAATTTCATTAGACTCCGTAATTTCAAAACCAAGTCCCTCATCTTCAACAAGACCGTTAATGTCTAAAGTAACAACACTATCGATTGTATTTGTTACAGTAAATGATACCGTTGATCCATCATATGTGTAATACTCTGTGGTAACTTGAATCGGTTTTCCGTATGTATCAATGAAAACACTGTTTCTACCTTTAAAATATGTTATGGCAACAGTACTACCTTCTTGTGGTGGGGTAACAAACGTAACTTTGGATGTTCCAGGGATATGGAAATAATCCACATCTCTTTCTTGAATAAGTCCATTGATTGTCACGTTGAATAACATACCAATACTTTCACCAACACTAAACGCGGTTTGCATACCATCGGCAAGAAAAGTTGCAACGGTTATATCAATTGTTTTATTAATATATTTTTTTTGGTAACCTTTTGATTGAATAAATTCATTCATAAGGAACATTCTACTTACTGCGGGTTTAACTTCAAATTCTTCACTGTCAATAAGGAACCCTAACATTGTAAACTTATAGTTTTGGATGTAGAATCTACGACCATCAATTGTATCCATCGGAGTGTTATCGTCGATAGAATCAAGTACAATTGGTATATAATGACCTTTTACGGTTGTGTATGATTGTCTAGCTGAGAATTTTTGTAAAACAATCTTATTAAAACGATTTAAATCCCTAAACTTAGTACAAACTATTGTAACCTCAAATGAAATATCAATTGCCACGGGTTGTGGCATTTTATAAACGTCCGCCCCCATTTGAGAACCATTCCAAGTTGGGACCGTTGCATAATGAAAAGACTGTCTATCAGGTATTGTTCTTTGAATTGATGGATTAGTTCCAGGTTGAACGTCGGGTTTTCTAATAACAGCAATGAACGGTAACTTCATATTACCATCATCATCTGAAAATTGCCAATTGTTTGTGAATTCACCCCATCTTTGTATCGTTAGGATTTTTGGAATAATTGGAATTGGAGCACCGTCCGAAACCACTTTGAAATGGGTTTTTATGAAATCTAACATTCCACCATCCAAATCATCGTGTAATATTGAGTCGGGCATATATGAATCTGACTTAGTTATTCTATCTAATAACTCTTGTCTTCTATCCATAACCTGTTTACCTTGATAAATTTCTTTACCACCGTAAACGTCAATATTGTTTTTTCTTTTAGGTATTCCCATTTTATACTCCTCTGAATTCTGTTTCCTGAGCCGGAGCACAGGTTATTGTTCTATAATGTGGTTTGTAACCAAACATTTTATGTTTATTATCTGAAGTTACTCTACCATCGTTTGTTACAGTATAGAATCTTACTTTGTCTTCAGAATCGGCATAACCAATATAATCACCGTATCTAATATCTATCTTCAATTCTTCTAAATGTTTTAAATAAACGGATACAGTCATATTACCTGGCTCCAAATACCTACCCAAACCACCTTTATAGGTTGTATTCTTTGGTTCTTCAATTTTTACCAAACCATTAAATTCGATAGGAGGTAAAAACTTGATTTGGTCCTTACCTACTTCAGCATAAACTTCATCGGTATCTGTCTTCTGTTTATCAACTCTAAACAA